GTCGATGAGGCCGTGAGCGCCGTGGCGTTCTGCTTCCGTGGGATGCGGCTCAGAGCGCAGGCGCTGTCTACGCTGCCATTCGAGATCATCCGCAAGACTTCCAGCACCGAGGGCAAGCCCGCCGATACCGAGGGCAGCGGCGATGACGTGCTGGACGCCAGCGACGACTACCAGAACGCGCTCGGCTTCTGGCCCGATCCTGTGGACACGCTATGGCGCATTGAGGAGAGCCTGACGGCGTGGGGCCGCGGCTATCTGTTCAGAGAGCAGAATCGCGTCATCAACTTGGGGCTCAAGTACCTGCATCCGCAGAGCGTGGAGCTAAAGCAGCACCCACAGACAGGCGAGCCGCTGTACTTTGAGCGCATCATCAACGGGCAGCCGCCCAAGCGACTGGAGATTGACGAGGTGCTGCACTTCTGGCACCCGGACTACCAGGTCGAGCTTGGCCCACCGAAGAAGTCGCCGGTGATCTCCGCACTGGCAGCGGCTGGCGTATCGCGCAACGTGGACAGGTTCGTCGAGGCGTTCTTCGGTCGTGGCGCGATCAAGGCGATGCTGCTGGCAATGGAGGGCAACCCGACCAAAGAGGAGAAGGGGCGGCTGCTGGAGTGGTTTGAGTCCACTGTCACAGGCATACGGAACGCCTTCCGCCCCGGCATCATCAACGCCAAAGCGGTCGTGCCGGTCATCATCGGTGAGGGCCTGGAGTCGCTGACCAACGAGACGCTGACGAAGGAAAAGCGCGAGGACATCGCCGTGGCGCTGGGCATCCCGTATTCGCTGCTGCTGTCGGGGTCATTGGCTGGCCTGGGCAGCGGCGGCGTGGCAGACCGTGACGACATCCTGTTCTACACGAAGACCGTGCAGCCTGAAGCCGAGTTCGTGGCACGGGTGCTCAATGACCAGCTCCTGCACGACCTGGGCTACCATCTGCGCTGGCGGTTCAGCGACCTGGACATCTACAGCGAAGACGAGAAAGAGCGGGCGACTGCGGTCAAGACGTATTCCGACGCTGGCCTACCGCTGGGCACCGCGATGTTTATGCTGGGCGCTGAGTTGCCCGTCGAGGGCGATCTACCGCCACAGTACCAGGCGCTGAACGAGGAAGCGCGGGAAGCCAAAGAGCAGATGATGAAGCTGAAAGAGCAGAGCACGGCAAAGCCGCCAAAGCAGGAGAGCGACGCACGCGAGCGCGTAGTCGGCAAGGACGAGGCGGACAAGGCCGCGGATCTGGACCGCTGGCGGCGGATGGCAGTCAGGCGCTTTGAGGAGGGCCATCCTGAGAAGGCGCTGGCGTTCGAGAGCGCGTCCATTGACGGCACGCTGCGGGCGTCGATCTGCGGTGCGCTGGAGGAGTGCAAGAGCGCGACAGACGTGGCGGGCGTGTTCGCCTGGGCAGGGTATCCATAGTGGACTATGTGCATCGTGCGGAACGCGAGGCCCGACTGGCCCGCGCAATCAGCAGGATGAGCGCCAGTCAACGGCGGCGCCTGTTCGAGATCATGGGCAACCCGCCGAAGATTGAGAACGTTGGGGTTGAGTATTGGAATGGGATGCAAACAGAACTGACCGGGCTGCTGACCTCCGAGATGGAGAGCATCTTCGTAGACAGTGCGCTGGCACTGGTCGAGGCCACGCCAGCCATCGGGGTAGACTGGGCGCTCGTCAACCAGCACGCCGCAGACTGGGCGCGCGGCTTCTGGACCTCGGGCGGGGGTACGGCACAGTGGCAATACCCGGCAGGGCTGGCGGTGCGCTTCACTGAGCGGCGCAAGGAACAATTGGGAGAGAACGTGGCGCGCTTCTACGAGGAAGGCTGGAACCTGGGCCAGCTACAGCAGCGGCTTGACGGCGTATTCGGCCCAGGCTGGGGTGAGACGGTCGCTACGACTGAGACGACGCGGGCTGCAGTACAGGGAGAGCGCGCGGTCGTGGAGGAGCTAGCGAAAGAGGGCATCGTGATGGTCGAAGTGTGGCAGACGAACAACGACGAGCTGGTCTGCCCGATATGCGGCCCACGCCACGGCAAGGTCGAGGGCGACGGGTGGACGAAGGCGGACGGCCCGCCAGCGCATACACGCTGCCGGTGCTGGACGACGCACGAGTTGCCGGTGGTGGCGCCGTGACGATCCGCCTGGAGGGCGCTGAGGCGCTGCTGCGCAAGATCACGACGCTGGCCCAGCTAAAGAGCATGGGCGCAGCGGTGAGAGCCGCAGCGGTGCTCGTCAGGGGCAAGATCGCGCACTATCCCGGTGAGGGCCACAGGCCGCAGCCGTTCAAGAGCGACAAGTCGCGGCGCTTCTTCTTCTGGGCGCTGAAGCACGGCAAGATCGACGTACCCTATCGCCGGGGCGCATCGCCGGGCTCGAAGAAGCTGGGGCAGAGCTGGACGATAGAGGGCAGCAACGCGGGGCTGACGCAGACGATAGGCACAAACGTCAGCTATGCCAGGCTCGTGCAAGGGCCTGAGCTGCAGACGGCGTACCACAAGACGACCGGGTGGAAGACAACGCATACGGTGGCGAATGAGGAGCGGAAGACGGTGATCGACTACCTGTGGCAGCACCTCGTGAAGCTGGTAGGCGCATGAGCGAGCGTGAGTTCTGGTCGCTGATCCGCCAGGCGCTGCTGATGTTCGTGGACGCTATCGAGCGGCGGTTCCTGCCTGGCGCACAGCGCACGGCAGAGCTACGGAAGCTGGCAAAGGGGCACTAAACCCGAGAGGAGTTAGACGATGAATGAGATTGACGACTACAACGCTGATGCACGACGGTTGCGGGCGGCGCTAGACGAGGGCGAGTCCGCTTATGTCTGGGGCGTGCGTGGCTGGGGACCAGAGAATGAGTTCGAGATAATGAGAACGGCTGAAGAGCTGGGCACAACGGAGGAAGAAGAACGGGCTAACGCGCTCAAGGAGATCCAGGTGCGGGCCAAGACGAAGCGGTCCTATGACAAGGGGCGATTGCGGATATTCACGTACATCAACCGTGACCTGTTGCGCAGCGATCTAGCTATGTCCCTTGCCGTACTGAAGCACTCAGCCGATCTCGCACTAGAGGACAAGCTGGCGGAGGCTGACGATGAATCGGCGTGACTTCCTCAAGGCCGCAGTCGCAGGACTGGCGGCGCTGGTGCTTCCGAAGGGGAAGCGGGAGCCGCCTTGCTCAACGGTGACATACGCAGACGCGGAGGCGCACTGGGAGCGCTTGCATCAGACGGAATCAATGGCACCTGATGACTACGGGCTGTATCTACGGAATGGCTCAGAGTGGGAGCCAGTGACGGGGGAATGGACAGTGACCACCGGTGACGGCAGGCACTACAGCGGCAAAGGCGCATCGCTCAAGTGTCACACGCTGAGTTTGCCGTTTTATGTGACGACAGACCTGATAGCTGATTGGGAAGCAATGGGCTGGAAGCCGCGGGGCTGACGATATAGCACCGTAGCACTAACAGGCGAATAGCGGGCTAGGCCCGCAGGCAGTCCGCAAGGAACGCCGCTTCTTTCGAGAGTCGCAAGACCTCGAAGGGGCGGCGTTTTTTGTGTTCACGAGGAGGCGCATATGGACAACGCACTGAAGGCGATCAGCAGCACAGACGACGAACTGAGGGTCGGCAACTACATCGTGCTATTCGGCGGGCGCGATCTGGAGGGCATCTTCACGCCACGCCAGAACCCTGACGGCAGCATTGGCGAGTATTTCACAAAAGCGACACGCCTGGACAGTCCCTCTACCGCGACGGGCCGCGTGCCAGTGGGCTGGGAGCACGGACTCAAACAGGAGGGGCCAAATCACAACCCCGGCGTGCTGGGCTTCGTGGATTGGGCCACTGCGAAGGCTGACGAGATGGGTGTGTGGGTCGAACGAGTGCTGAATCGCAGCAACAAGTACGTGCGCCTGATCGAGCGATTGATCCAAGCCGGAGTTATCGGCACCTCCACGGAATCAAAACAGCCCGAGGTCCAGAAGGGCATAGACGGCGAACTGATCGCCTGGCCTATCTATGGCGACACGCTCACGGTCACGCCGATGGACCCGCGAATGCTTACCGAGAATGCGTTGCAGGCCGCGAAGGCGCTGGGCCTGTTTGCAGAGGAGCCAGAACCAGAGGCTGAGGCAGAGGTCGCCGCAAGCGACGCCGAAGCGGTGAAGGCCACGGACGTTATCGACGAATCAACCAACACGGAGGAACGAGACATGCCTGAGAACGAGGAAGTTCAGGTGAGCACCGACAAGTTGGTCGCCGACGCCGTAGCCAAGGCGCTGGGCGACTACCGGAAGGCGCTCGAAGCAGAACCGGCAATCAAGAGCGCCGGGATCGTGGTTCAGGACGAACTGGACAACCGGGCGTCAGACCCGGAGCTGCCCGCCTACAAGCACATCGGCGAGCAACTGCTGGACGTGATGTATGCCAGCTACTCGGGGGCAAAGCCCTCGCCGCGGTTGCTCAAATCACAGAAGGCGATCCTGGGAATGTCTGAGCAGGTGCCCGCCGATGGTGGGTTCCAGGTGCAGACAGATCTCGCGGGCGAACTGTTGCGCCCGTCCTATCAGACTGGGGCGCTACTGTCACGAGCACGGCGACTGAACATCTCCAGCAACGCCAACGCTGTGCAACTGTACGGGGTCAACGAGACCTCACGCG